GTGCTAACTTTAAACTCAAGATCCGTAAGGTCGATGGTTATTGGAATTACGATAAGTCTGAGTTTGATAATCCTTCAGAACTGCTTGAAGGTGATGACGCTCGCCTTGAAACATTATATAATGAGAAGTTACATAGTCTACAGGAATTTGTTGATCCTAAGACTTTTAAGACTTATGATGAACTGAAGGAAAAACTCAACAAGGTTCTTACTGGTACATCAGTAAAGGGTACTGTTGAGACATTTACTCCCAAGAAGAAAGTTGAAGTCATTACTCCGGTTCCTGAAACAACCGATGACGATGAGACTTTAGATTACTTTGCCAAGTTGGCAGATGAAACTTAATCGTACGGCAACTACGATAAGGGAGTCCTTCGGGGCTCCCTTTTTTTATCTTCCGGGAGCGCCACCACCACCACCATAACCAGATAACGAACCGTATACTGGAAGTTTCTTTTTAGTGTTTCGCATGGTATTGGCGAGTTCCATAGTACAAGTATAATTAGGATCATCACCCGAACAAATAATATGATGTGCAACTTTAGTAATTAGCCATATATTATTATTTCTATCTTCACCCCAAATATCTTTTGATCCTGCAAGACCAGTTATATCAGGACTACCAGAACCTAAACCAATTTGAGGAAATTCAGCCTTTGCATTTTTACCTATTTGCAGACCAGAGATACCAAACATTTCACATTGTATTCTTTCATAACCTAACATATGGTTCATCTGCATTTTTCTTAATAGACCGTGATCTGGCGTACCTACACTCCAAGGCGTATCTGATCGCCAATTATTTCGGTTGATGTTTGTCATATCACCAGCACTAAAACTATTATATCCAACATTTGCATTCGGCCATTCGGATATTTTTTTATCACCACTACCCAATGCAAAATATACTGGTGTTTCTGATGCATGGGAATATGTATCTTTTTTTAGTTGTTTTAGATAATCACTTTTGTATATGTCAAAAGATTTATAGACACTGTTATGTCTGATTTGTTTCGCTGCCCAAGCTCCAGCCCGAACAGTTTTCCATTTATCACCAGTAGCAATAAACTCAAAACTTTTACTTCTCAACATTGCAGCTGTATAACCTGTAAGACCAGCACCTCTACCTGACCCTTCAGATGTTCCACTAGTAGTCATAGCATTATTTAAAGTAAAAACCAAATCATCACTAGACATTTCTCTTTGTAAAGGAACCATAAACCAACCACCATCACCTGATGACCACCTCTGTGCAGTTTCAAATATAACAAAATCAGAATGTTGATTTTTAAACATATTCATAGACATAGATTCTTGAGGACCTCTAACATCATCTCCTGTATATGATTGTGCTGAGTTTGCCAAGAATGTAATCAAGTCAAATGGGTGCATATTGGGTGTTACGAAATGCTTTAACCCGATTGTTCTTGCACAATAGACAGGTTTAGAGATTTTCATTTCCTTTTTCATAATATCACCAACAATACCATCATCACCACCATCAGCTTTACCACTACCGATAGTTCCTTGATATGTTTTTGATAGTCTCATTCTATCATTTGTGACCATTTCAGTAGAGCAGAAATGTAGTCTATACTCTAGATGAGATTGTGTAGTTTGTCCTTGATTAGATTCAGGCGCTATGATTTCTTCTATTTTATGGATGTATAATGGGTATCCTCTGACCGACCAATTTTTTAATCCTGCCTCGGCGGCTCCAGCAGTTTCAAAATCTAACCACAATAATTCTTCACCAATGATAAGAGCATTACGAATGAGATTGATATTGTCTCTCATTTTTAACCAACCAGTGATGCCAAGTTGTTCTATATCCTCAAATAAATGTATTTCCATAACCATTCTGGAAATATCATATAGAGAATCATCTCCGTGTTGGAGAGTACATTCTGTTATGTTAAAGGAGCCTGGGGGTGGTGAGTTGCCGTCTGCCGATCTAGTCTCGGCTATTGCCTTTAAACCTTCTACGATATCAATTGCCATTTTGCACTACTAATTTAAATTCAGATATAAATGATGTGAGATACGCCCCGTCTAATAACTTTATTTCCTTTCTATTCTGATTTAATTCAGATTCATAGACATAGTTAGTAACAGATGTTGCACTGGGTTCATCGGCCAACTCTACTTTTATTTTTGTGTTGGTATTTCCAGACTTCTGTGATATTTCATAGTGATGAATACCATTAGGATCTGCATATTTACTAATAACATAAGCCTGTAGATTGCGCTGGGACATTGGCCAATCATAGTAACGATCATAATATTGATTCAACATTAATACGATCCAATGATACTCTGATCTACCGTAGTAATCAAATGCAACACTTTCAGGAGTTTCATTTTCCTTTACTGTATATTTTGTAAATAATACATCTCTGGTTTTTACCTCAGCTCTAGCGACTACTCTTGTTAGAATGTCTGAGACTGTATGAAATATTTTATTACCAATGGCGTCATACGCAATGGTGGGAAAGTTTTCAAAATACATAATTAATATCCTGCACCATCTGCATCCATATCGGCTTGTGATAACAGTTGTACTTCTTTGAATTGAAGTGTTAGGTCTACTTGAACAGGTGCCGAGTCATCAAATACAGCAAATCTATCACCACCATAAACAACACTAACATTTGTTAAGGCACACTTAGCAATCTTGTTCATATGAGCCATAGGACGTCCACGGCTATGATATGAAATACCAAACAATTTAGGTAGTTCATATATACGCATTAAATTGCCTGCTAACTGTCTTGGTGCTGAATTTACTTTAAAAAATTTGACGATACGGCGTATCGTATCAGAATCTTCACGGGCCAAAGGTTTAAGACTGTAGTTATATGTGAAATCTCTAAATGCAGGACCTGTATAGGTGACATAGGTGTTACTAAAGTTTGCCCTACCAGAAGCACGCTGTGCGGCTGCTTCACCCATTATCATTTTACCTACAGTACCTAGAATGGCATTACCACCACCTAATGCACTTTTGCCTGCATCTTTTAATTCTTTCACAGAACTTGATAAACTCCTATTACTACTCATGGCAGTTTCTACAGCCATTTGAACTCCAGATGCAACCATTCCTACTTCCTGTTGATCCCACCCTTGTTCGTATGTTGCACCGATACCACTAGGAATAGGTAGGCATACAAATTCATGAGGACCTTCAAAGTTCATATCACTGGTACTAGACCCCACACCACCTCGCATTGTGAAAGATTCAAACATCATATAGTTGGCATTCTGACTAGTCATTCCTAAATCTGCTGGATGTACCATTACATTAAGATCAACCTTCTTCCCTGTTTGTACAGTCGTGCCTGATCCTTGATGAGCTTTCGTAGTTGATTGTATTCGTTGTTCTTCAGCTAGTTTGGCATCTTTTTCTGCCATAAACTGTTCTTTAGTTTGCGTTACCATATAAGTATTTATATGGATAATAAGAAATACTCACGGCGTAAACCTTACAAAGGTAAGTTTGTACCTATTGAGCCTGGTAAGTATAAAGGCAACCCACGAAACATTATTTACCGATCAATGTGGGAACGGCAATGTATGGTCTATTTTGACCGTAATGAGAATGTTATAGAATGGTCTAGCGAAGAAGTTGTTATACCTTATGTGTCTCCTTGGGATAATAAAATACACAGATACTATCCTGACTTTTTAGTGAAGGTGAAAAAAGGTCAAGTAATAGAGACTAGAATAATTGAAGTGAAGCCTGCTAAGTTTCTTAAACCACCAAAAGTAGGAAGAAAAAAGACCAAATCTTATCTATATGAGGTAAGAGAATGGGGCCGCAATAGTGCAAAGTGGGCCGCAGCTAAAAAATATTGTGATAAACGAGACTGGATGTTTGACGTTTGGACGGAAAAAACTTTGCGAATGTAGATAAATAGTCTTGTATGACATTATTTGCAGACATTAAAGAATCCGCGGAAGGTAGAGAACTATCTGTCAGATGGTACAGGGATAGGGTAAGAGCGTTGGGCACATTAAAAGGTGATAGTGTAATTAGGGAAGGTAAGGCTGATGCCACCGCACAGGCCAGACCTAGAGGTGGGATGTTGAATCTTTTTAATTATAGACCAAAAGAGCCAACAAGAATTTCATTTTATGATACATTTCCTTTAGTTCTACCTGTTGGAGGATCTAAAACAGGGTTTAAAGGTTTGAACTTTCACTATCTACCTATCCCTATGAGGATAAAACTTCTAGAGCTTATTGCAGCTGGGTATGGTGATGAGACTGCACAGACTGCTGTGGTAACATGGGATAAGGTAAAGGCGTTACGTTATGTGGCACCAACGATTAGGCAGTATAATGCAAAACAAGTAAAATCTTTGTTTTTACAAATACCACTTGACGATATGTTGATTGGTGCATTACTACCAGTGCAACGATTTTTTAGTGGTGAATTTAATAGTCGTAAGAAAGTACACAATAATAGTGTGTATAAAGCTTCTAGGGAAAAAATTAACTATGGCACTTGATGCATTTATATCACGAATAAAGTGGAACAATGTCCAACGGCAAAATAAGTATAGGATTACAATCATTGGCCCTAATGGTCCAATGGCTGAAAATATGAGGTTATTTGCCGAAACGGTAGAAATTCCAGGTCAGACAATTATTAGTGCTCCCGATGAATTGCGTTATGGCCCAACTAGAGAAATGGCTACGGCGGTGAGTTACGGACCTACCAACATAACTTTCATATGTACTCCTGGAATGCCAGAACGAAAGTTTTTTACGGCTTGGCAAAATAAGGTAGTTAATAAAGATAGTTGGGAAGCATATTATTATAAAGATTATGCATATCCTTACCAGATTTCTATTTTTGCTTTAGACTCTGAAGAAAAAGATAAGTATGGGGTAACACTATTTGAAGTGTTTCCCAAAACAGTAAGCGGCCAAGCATTCGGGGCTGCCAGTAATGATGCATATCAAACAATAGATGTGGAATTTTCATTCAGATATTGGAGAGAAATACCTACTCCTACTACACCGGCTCCTAGGAGAGCACGTCAACCCCTCCCCAGTCTAAGTGAGTCTAATGATGTAATATCTGAGGATATTTGGGTCGATGCGGACCCAGAAACAAGAGAGTCAACCGATCCTTGGACAATAAGTCAGCAGAGAAAGCAAGGTTTTAATTAGAAATATTTTATAATTATAAGGAGATGAAAATATTATGAGTTTACCAGTAATTAACACACCAACCTATGAGTTGGTAGTTCCTTCTACAAAGGAACAGTTGAAGTTTAGACCATTTTTGGTCAAAGAGGAAAAGATTCTATTGATGGCTATGGAAGAAGAGGATACGAAACATATGGTGAATGCTGTCCGCACGATAGTAGATAACTGTACGTTCAAGACTCTTAAAGTTAATAAGATGCCTATGTTTGATTTGGAGTATGTGTTTCTTAACATACGAGCCAAGTCCGTGGGTGAGGTTGTGTCTGTGAAGATACTATGTGATGATGATAAAGAAACGTATGCAGATGTTGATATACCTTTAGAAGAAATTACAGTTAAATTTCAGAAAGATCATATTAACTTAATAGATTTAACAGATGATATTAAAATAGAAATGGCTTATCCGACATTTGAAATGCTTGATTCATTTGATGTAGATAATACTAAGGGTGTATTTGATTTAATTGGTAAGTGTGTAAAACGTATCATAGATGGGGAAACTATCCATGAACGAGCAGATTTTAATAAAAAAGAATTGTCAGATTTTCTTGATAGTTTGAATACTCAGCAGTTTGCTGATATGCAAAAGTTCTTTGAGACAATGCCTAAATTGAGTCATGACATTGAGTTTCAGAATCCTAAGACTAAAAAGAAACATAAAAAAACATTGGAGGGCCTTAACAGTTTTTTCGCATAGCTCTTTCTCACGATAGTTTAGAGCATCATATAAAATTGAACTTTGGTTTAATGCAACATCATCAATATTCGTATTCAGATTTAATGGAGATGTTGCCTTGGGAGAGATCCATATATGCTGCACTTCTAGTTCAATATTTGAAAGAGGAGAAAGAGCGAAGAACGGCAGAGGCTAGGAGAAAATAGTGGCTGAAGAAAAGGTAAGAATTGTAGAAACTACTAAAGAGTATGAGCTCGCAGTAGAAGATATTGTACCAGCACGGGGACAAGATGAACCTACATGGTATAATAAAACTTCTGGTATTATGGATCAGTTTAGGTTAATCCCCAGACTCATCATGGTGGCTTATATCTATGCATTTTATTCATCTACTACATGGTTCATGGCTCTAGACGATCCTACCAATGCCCAAGCAGCATTCATATCTACCATAGTTGGAGCTGGTGCTGCGTTCTTTGGACTATATGTTGGTAAGGCTGGTTCACCAATACCTAAAGGTAAAAAATAAATGGCCACAGATACAGAAGCTGAATTAGACAATAAAAAACGTCTTGCTGACGTTACTAAAAAGCTTAATAAGATTGAGGCTGACCGAGCCTGGAATATGTCCAAGGAAGGTAAGGCAGCCAATAAGAGACTCAAAGAATTACAAATCCGTATCAAGAAAGAAAATGCACTTCTTGATAAAGAGGCCGCAACAGAAGATAATGCTTTAAAGATTGAAGAAAAAAGAGCCGATCAGGCCGCGGAACTGGCCAAGCTTGATGCGGATATTGCAAGAGCCAAAACTAGTGATGCTGCAAAAGATAGAAAGGCTGATAGAAAGTTTGAAAAAGAACAGGCGAAAAAACAAGATAAATTAAGAAATTCACAACGAGATTTTGGTGGTGAATTGTATGATAGTATATTTGGCACCTATAGTCTAATTGGTTCTCTTAAAAATATGTTCCCCAAACCTGTGCAGATACTTGCTGGTTGGGGTTTTGATAAGATAAAGAAAGGAATATCTCAAGGCACTAAGGCTATAGGTAAACTAGCCAAGGGTGGTTTCAATGCTCTGTTTGGTAAAAAAGATTCAGACGCACCACCAGAAGTTAAGGCTGCAGAGACAGCAGCACCTGCTGAGGTTGTACCCACCGAAACAATAACAGGTAAGAAGTTTTCAGATAAAGAATTAGCTAAAGCTCATAGTATGGGTAAAGGTGCTGCGTTTGGAACACATCCCGAAACAGGTGAGGCATTAACTGAAGAACAATCTACAGCTTTAAAAGAGGGTGGTGTAGTACCAGATTCCGTAATACCGCAAGAAACAGCTTTAGGTGCCCCGGCCGGTGAAGAAGGATTTGTTGAGGGTATAGGACCTGCAACTGCTACAATGTTTGGTGGTGGTGATTCTTTGATAGACGGTAATATTGGTACGCTGTTGCATGAGGATCTTCAAGCTATTCTAAACGAGCTCAAACTTTTCGTTGGGCCTGCTACTACCGAAGGTTCAATATTTGTACATGATAAGAGTGTAGAAGATAAATTAGAAGATCAAAAGGATGTAGTTGAAGATCAAACTAAAGAACTTACTTCAGAACTTAAACCAGAAGAAATAGATTCCTCTAAAGAAGGTGAAGATGAACAAGATGCTAGTTTAGTAGGTAAAGCTGCGGGCCCAGGTGGAAAGAAAAAGAAGAAAGGTGGACTGCTAAGTAAGCTTGGCGGAGGCCTTATGGCTGGTTTAGGTATACCTGCTTGGGCCACAGACCCAACGATGCTGGCCAATATGGTTGGTGGTGGTGCCAAGGCTGGTATGGGTAAATTGTGGTCTGGTGCCTCTAAAGTTTTTAGTAATCCAAAATTTGCAAAGATCATGGGCCCGGCTGCGATTGCCGGCGG